TTCTGCCACAGAAATTGCTTCTGAAAGTATTTTCCACATTGATAATCTTGGTGCTTCTGGAGCAACAAATCCAAAAGACTTTAGAATCTATCAAAATAATGCTATTGATTCATTCGGTATTGAGAAATACTGGACAGGAAATGGTGGTAGAAGACATACATATGTTGCATATGATCCTACCACAGGTCTTGGACAACAAGTTGCTAATCCATTACAGGTTAACAACAACTATCTAATCAATGCATCCTCTGGTGCAAATATGGTTCTATATTTACCTGACGATGCACAGACAGGTGACATGATCAGATTTGTTGAATTAAGTGGTAATTTAACATATAACACAAGTTTAATTCTTAGAGCACTTAAGGTTGCTAATGTTGCAACTGCAATACAAGGTGACACAGTTGGAACTAAGGTTGGAGCAGGATCTAACGTGACAAACACAACTGCATGGGATTCTGGAGAATTAATTATTCAGACACGCAATGCATCATTCGGTCTAGTCTATGCTGGTAATGTTGACATTGAAGGTTCTGGAAACGCACAAACAATACCACCTTCACTAAGAGGTTGGTGGTTAATGGAGTTATAAATGGCAGCATATTACGATTCCCTTAAAAGTATGAAGACAGCTAAGGTAGGAACTATTCTACCTTGGTCTGGTGATGGAGGAAATGGTTTCCTCGCTTCCAATATACCAAAAGGTTGGATAGTCTGTGATGGTAGCACAAAAGATGCTAGTGATTATCCATTATTGGCATCTACTTTAGGTGATACTTATGGTGGTGATATGACTAAACCAGCTGGTGGTCATTACACATTTCCATATGTAGATCCTATTGATGGATCTAGCAATGCTACTTTTCGTTTACCTAATCTATCAAATAGATTACCTCTTGATTTAGAACCAGGTAATTTAGATCAAGTTGCATATCAACAGGGACAAAATGATCCTAAAAATACTATTATTGATGCCAATGGAACTAAGTTAGGTGATTTGGTTGCAGGATTGGGTGAATCATATGACATCAAAACTTCATGGTCTGCTAATTCTGATATAGATTTCACTCTAAATTTGAGTGGTAATTTATATTTCAAATATACTAATTTTACATTAACTGATCCTGATTTTTTAGAATCAGTATTTACATTAAATCGTAAATTAGGTATTAACCATACACCATCACACAGTCATACTGATAGTCTTCCATCAGTTCAAGCAAATCAGAAAGGACCTATGGTATTCCAGACTGATGGTGGTGTTGAAATGACAGGTAGTATTAGTTTCAGTAACAACTGTAGTGGTAGTGAAGGTCCATTTAACTGTGCATTTAAAGATGCAGAACCACATAGTTGGAATAATGGTTCAGTTCCGTTGTCAATGTATGGTGACGCAACTTATGAATATACATTACCACGAACCACATCCCATTTTGATTTTGTAACTGATACAACTAACGTAGGTAAAAATTATTGGGATACTGTACCAGCTGGTTCTGGTAATTGGAGAGGAGCAAATAGAGGTGCAGGACCTAAAACAACATCATATAAACAAACTATACCACCAAACGGTCAAACTTCTCAAATACTTGACATAGATCCAGTAGATGCTCATGCTCAACCTGCACAAACAGGTATGTTTCCAAGACCTATGGAAGATAGAAATAGAGCAAATTTTTATGGTTATACTCCTGATGGTGGTACTACTCCTACTAGATCAGATGGATTGAAGGATTCACCTGAACAAAGACCAGCTGTAGTTGTACCTGCTGTTACCTTAACAGAAGGATCTAATAAAATTACTTTACCAGATGGTACTGATATAAAAGTACAGTATGGTACTGGTGCTGATTCTTGGTATCAATGGGATGCGATTCGTCCATTAATGTATGTTACAACTTCAGATAATAATGATAAGTATAAGTGGATGGCTGAAGGAACATATATTCAATCAATAGAGTGGAAAGTAGATGCAAATAATACTGCTGCTGGTGGTAATTATGAAATTGTATTAAATCAAAATGTTGGTACAGGTGATGTTGAAATTCCACCTGGATGGGGAACTGTAAGTACTGGATTAAAATTTAGAGATGGTACTTATCCTACTACTTTAAACACACAGTCAGTAGCAAAAGATCCATTAGAAACATCATTTGCATCACATAATCATGGTAGTTTTGAGATAGGTCAGACACTAGGAACTATGGTAAGACCTCCATCACACACAGCACCTGATGCTGATGGGTCAGCTTTGTCAGCACAGAGTATTGAAAATGCATTAAATATAGCAGTAGATACTACTCAACCTTCGTTAACAATGACATTCATTATCAAAGCATACTAATGGCAGTATTTTACAACAAAGAAAGATCAAAGTATGGTCATTTAACTGGTCAAATTATTGCATGGCCAGTACCATATGAGGGAATACCAGATGATGCAAGTAATGCATCAGCACTACCAGCAGGTTATTTAAAATGTGATGGGTCAAAATATTTTGCAGCAGATTATCCAAGACTTGCTTCTATTTTAGGAACTGGTACTAATACTTCGTTCATGAAAAAAAATCTAGATGGCACTGATTTTGAAAATATCAACGACAATCAATTTATGGTTCCTGATTTAGGTTCTAAGTATCCTGAACCTACAACAGGTGCTAACGCTGGTGTGTATAATAATATAAGAAAAAATGATACTACAACCAATACAGAGAAAAGTAGATCTGGTGTTGGTATAGATGCAGAAGCAGCTATCGGTAACACTAATGTTACTATCACATATGCTGGTAGTATTAATGTACCATCTCAAGAGGTTGAAATTAGAGGAAAACCAGGTTGGACATATGCAGGTACTACTCATTATACAGAGGTAGAAGCACCAGAGGAAAATGCAATACACCCACATATGCATTTTGCTACTACATCAAGGTCTAGATTAAGAGCTCAACCAACTATATTAGAAACAGATAATGATCATCCAAAGTCAAGAGGACAAACTGGATTTAGAAATGCTTCTACAATTCCAATTCAAGATTGGTTAAATGCAACAAGAGCACAATCACAATCTACAAACCCTCCTGGTAGTGGACAACAACCATGTAAATTATTAGATGCATGTAACCCAAACGCAGGTACAAGTGATTCTGGATCACCATTGTTCGGTAGTGGATTTGGAGGTCAAACAATTTATTATGGTGGGTGTATCGCAGAAGATACAACAGGACCTTATCGTGTTGGATCTGGATCTAATTTTGAATATGGTTGTTTAAATAACACACCATTTACTGTTGATAGAAATACATTAGCTGGTTCACCTGATGAATCTAATGTTATTAAATATAGAAGTAGACAGTGGTTAATACTAGGATGTACAAACTCTACTGGTAATGGTGGAGGTGACCCAAATTTAACTGTACCAGCAACTTATGTTACAGGTGCTGTTGGAATGCCATTAGATGCAAATGGAGCTGCATTATCTGATGTTGTTCCTCTTCAATCAAATGAAGGAGCAGTTAGTTCCGTTGCGGTTCCTGATGTAGAGAATGAAGCAACTGACACTGCTGATTTATCAATAACAGCAGGTACTTTACCTACTGGTCATAGTCATAGAGTTAGATTGGATAGAGGTGACCATACATATAAAGTGAAAACGGATGCTATATCAATTGATCCAGAAAATTTATCAACAACATTTGATATTGGTGTAGATTCATCTATATCAATTGACTCTGCGACTCAACCATTTATTGTAATGGAGTATTTAATTAAGATATAATCATGGTACAAAGTTATAGAAATACTAGAAGAGGATTTTACACTGATTGTTATCAGGATACTACACCTATTGGTTCTGTAGTATCTAATTTAAAATCTGGTGCTAATACATATGACCATGAGTTCATTAATAAAGGCACTAATTTACATAAATTAGAAGATTTTGCTGGCAATGCATACTCTGCTGGTGACGATCCAGCATATACTCATGATGGGTACTTATATTGTGATGGTACTGAACACGCTATCAAAGACTTTCCTGCATTATATCAAGTACTTGGTATTCATTTTGGAGGAAGAGCAAGTAGTGGTATTGATGTAGTTAACGGTGGGACTGCATATACAACTTCCGCTGTTATATCAATATCAGCACCACCAGCTGGTGGGACACAAGCAACTGCCATAGTCAAAACAGTTGATCCTAGTAATGGTGCTATTCTAACAGTAGATGTCCTTAATCCAGGTTCAGGATATGTAACAGAACCAACTCTCACAGTCACTGAAGGTTCTAATGCAACATTTTCTGTTAGATTAGGTGCAGGTGGTATTATTCAAAATATTACGACTGCTAATGTAATGAACTATTGGGGTGAACAATATTTGGGGACATTTAAAGTTCCAAATACTGTAACCAAAAAGATAGTTGGTAATGGTCCTGTATTTGGTCAGAACTCACCTACTATTGGTAACATATCAATGGCAGTTGGTGCAACAGGTGGTGCGTGGTATCTAGATCAAAATACACAAGATAATTATTTTTCATTAGGTAAGATTACAACAACAGGATACGATAATGTTGTTGAGACAGTTGGTTGTACTATTGTTGGTTCTCAAAAAGTTACTGTAACTATGGAGGATAAAAAATTACCTTCTGTTTTCCAACACAGTCATACAGTATTTCATAGTATTCCTGGTGTTCAAACATGGCCAGCTGAATCTCATGGTGATAGATATCTTCAAGGATATCAATCTACTACTGGTAGAGTTTCTAGATGGTATCCATCTACAGGTGTTGTATTAGAACATAGTCATGCATTATTAAGACAACCAATTACAAATAATACTATTGCTACTTATGACTTCATGGATTATAAAGGTGGTGATGGAGGTGTTGGTGCTGTAAAAAATCTACCTGATGCATCAAAAGCAACTGGTACTGCATATGAACCACAACCAGGATATACATCAGAAATACCATATGATGATCAATATTATCTTGCATCTGGTGCTGCTAATGCAGGATCATTTGAATTTCAAACAACAGTACCAAACCCAACTCTGTTAAAACTTATAAGTTCATCTGAAATTGGTGGAAGACAAGTTACCACTGGTGGTGTACCAGTATATGATTTTAGTCAAGAGTGGGAATATACAACAGCTGGCACATATAATATTAATTTTAGTGGTATTACTGGATCACCTGATCAGTTAATTTATACTCTTGTTGGTGGAGGAGGATCAGGTGCAGCAGGTACAACACCAGGTAATGATGGTGTAGATTCTACAGTAACAGTTGGAAACGAACTACAATTGGTCGCAGGTGGTGGTAAAAAAGGTAACGCAGCTCAAGGAACTACTGGTGGAACTGGTGGATCAGGCGGTGCTCATACAGAAACTGGTACTCTATCACCTGGTGGTGGTATATCTGGAAATAGTGGACAAGCAGGAGCAAATGATGAATACGCAGAAAATACACAACCAACTAATCCAGGTGGAGGTGGTGCTAAAGGAGTATCTACTGATCAAACTGGAGCTGGTGCAGGATCTGATGGTGATAGGGTATTATTAGGTGGATTAAGTGGCACATATAATACCACATTAACAGCTGATGGCTCATTTACTGGATTACCTACTGGTGGATTTACACAGGTAACCTTTAGACTTAGAGGTGGTATGGGTGGTGATGGAGTAAGTAAAGGAACATCTACTGTAGAAAATAATAGAGGTGGTTATGGTGCTCAGGTAGATCTTGAACTCACACAAAGTGAACTTACTAATTTCCTTTCTGCTCCTAGTCCAGGATGGAATGTTATTGTGGGATCAGGTGCAAATGTGAGAAATGGTGGAACCAACTCTCTAAATGCTAATGGTGGATATGGTGGATTAGGACATGGTGCTAAACATGGTGGAGGTGGAGGTGCTTCTACAATATTAAGAAGAGGAACAATCATTGTCGCTGGAGCTGGTGGCGGTGGAGGAGGAGGTGCTGACGGTGGAGAAGGAGATGCTAACACTGGTGCACCAGGTCAGGCAGGTGGTGCATATCCCAATGGTGCAGGTTTATACACTGGACTTCAATCATCTTCATCTGGAACTATAGCGTCTGGATCTGGTGGTCAAGGTGGACAATATGGATGTATTGGAGGTGGCGGTGGAGCTGGTGGAGGAGGTGTCTCTTCTGGTGGAA